ATCCAAAAGCTGGTTATAAACTGTTTAAAACAGCAACTGAGACTGCTCGACAAATGGGGTGCAAATACATCACCATGTCCACGGCAGTCAACAATCCTTATCACCAAAAAGTAAAATCATTCTACCATAAAATGGGCTTCCTTAAAGATACCGAAACATATATTAGCAAACTATGAACAATAAAAAAGCAAAAAAACTGAGACAAATCCTCCAACCTGAAAATGCAATGTCAAAACGCGCATACCGTCGAGCAAAAAAGTTTTACGCTCGTTTACCTGAACATGCGAAAGCAGACTTCTTGGCTGGACTAGAAGCAATGGCAAGTAATTAAATCATTATAGCTTGTAGCTTGTATGTAGCGTTGATATAACTATCTCCACTAGCATACAATCCACATAGTCCCTCCGCAAGACCCGTAAGTTGATATGTCGTTGACGTATCGTTTACGGGTTCATGCGTTAAGTGAAGACCTGTTGAATTTACCACGCCTTTTAGTTCTGAAAGCTGTCTGAGATCTCCACTACGAATTTCTACGAAATAATTCACAGAAGTAAACTGCCCTGAAGAGAACTGATGTAAAATGCCTGTATCGCTGGCAAATACTCCTGTTTTATAAACAGTGCTGCTAAATCCAGTTCCATCGTATACATTTACAGCACTTACATCAGCAGTCTGTAATAGTAAATTTGTCTGCTTGGTAACAAAAGTAGCTGGTCCAAAAACAAATGGTTTACCAGAACCTAAATTTCCATATGGAACAACTGTAAAGTAATATGGGATATTTTCTACCAACGGACCTTTGCTGATAGTCAATGCATAAGCGTTAGACACATTGACAGCGCTTTGAGAGAATAGATAGCCTTCTTGAGCAGTTGGATCAAGATATGTCAATTCATTTACAGCAGATTCGCTTCCAGTCAAAGCATATACATCATAGCGATCCATTTGCGTGAATCGCAGATCGTTTTGCAATACGATTGAAGCGTCGAACGATTCCGTTGCCTGTGGCGCTCCACTAAACTCAACATGATTCGGCACAATATCCAAAATATTAGGAACATTACCATACGCCAAGAACACGCCTGTGAAAATTGATCCATCAAATGAATTTGGCAATTTGCATCTTACGCCGAAATCTTTTTTATAAGTGCCAAAAATGTTTTCATTATCTAGTGCTGAAACAGTTACAGAGCGTGAATATTTTCCTGTGAAGAAATTCGCGGCGGCAGTTGTTCCATCTATGTTTAAAATATCAAACACGCACCCACTAATTAACGGATTCTCCAAGAATTGTTGATTAGAAGAAATAGTATTGAGCTGTTGGTCTAAAATATCAAAGAAGAAAGTAACATCTTTTTGCGAGTGAACGCCGCTACCTGTGAAGATTTGGTTTAAGTTGCCAGTATCAACATCAAATGCTGGATCAAATTCAAACAAATTAATCGAACCTCCTGGAGTTGGATATGTTAGATTAAAAGTAATATCTGTATAATCTCCACTAAAAGTACCTGAGTCTGTAATAGTATATGGATTAACTAAATATGAACCACTTAAATCATATAGATAAATAGAATAATTAATCTCTCCATCATCGCCGATCTGAAACTTTGAAAAGCTTAATGTATTTGCGCCTTCATTTAAAGCCAGCTCACTAAAGTGATACTCAGTATTTGGATAGACAAAAGTAACTGCTTCATTTGTTGATCCTATTAGATCAATATAGGTATTTTTCGTTGTTTGCGCAATAAATTGATTATTAATTAAAATATCATATTCTTTAGTCGATGACTCTTCAGCACCGACATTATATACGCGAACTGCGACGACTTTATTTTGATATGAAAACATAAATTATTGTAAAGAAAAGCCCACAACGGCTGGTTTAGTAATGCTTGTAGTATTAGTTCCTGTATAGGCAACAAATGTTCCTGTAGTAGCAGTAGATGAATTGATATTTGGAGATTCCGCTAACGCCGCAACAGATAGCGTCCAATTTCCGATGTTAGTCAATCCAGTGAACTGCACACCAGTTTGATTAGTGATTGTTGATTCAAAATAACCAGCCAAAGAGTTATCAATGGAAACGCTGTAACCTGTTGCATTTGCTACAGATACCCATCGTCCTGTGAGTTTGAAATTGCTTGGTGTTTGGTCAAATCCTGAGAACGTTGCAATAGTTGGTGTTGCCAATTGCTTGACTACAACATTACCAACGCTAACTACTCCCGTATAGTAAGTGTTTTCCAAGAAGTCTTGAGTTATTGCATTTTCAATTGTTTCAAATTTTCCTGTATCATAACGAGAAGCTGTAATGCCATATTCGTTTTGGGAATTTTCGCGAATGGAAATGATTTTGTATATTTGATCAGATGCTGCTGTTCGCTCAATTCTATAAATACTGCCAGCTTTAACAGCAGCCAAGAAGTTAACATTTGGATCGTTTTTGTTAAGAGAAATAATGCTTCCATAATCAACACCTGTATTGTCATAGCCAGTTAATGATATTTTTGTGATTTGAGATATGTTGTAGATGTCGATTTCGCTATCCAAAACACCTTTTGTCTCTTTATATAAATCTTTATCCCAATTTATAGCGCCAGATATTTGACCGCTTGTCGCGCCTCGTTTATTTCCTGATGCTGAGTCATAAGTAAATCCAGTGTAATTACCACTATCTCCTTTAGCTAATGGTGAAATATCTGCACCATAAAATACACCTGTATTAGTGATTACCTTATCGTATGTGTTGTTGTTTTGAAATGCTAATCCAGTTGCAAAAACAAAACCAGTCGCTCCCGTATTATAGTAGCAATATAATTTTTGACCAGCATTACCAGTTCCTGTATATGCTGGAAATTGATATGGATAAATTGCAGAGTCGGCAAAACCATCAGTATAGCCCGAAAACTTATATAAACCGCTCAAACTAGAATAGCCCAACAATCCTGTAATAGAAAATTGCTCAACTCTTTGTCTTTCAGTTGTTGCTAATTCTTCCAACTCAGACGATGTAGAATATCCAGTTGGAGTATAAAGAGTAATGAATCCTGTATATTGACCGCTAATAAATTGGTTATCAATTCGAAGTTTTTTGTTTGTTACATCCACCTCTAATACTCTGCCATAGTTAATTGCACGGGTTTTCATTTCATCCTCAACAATAATCAAGTCACCAGGTCTGCATAGAAGAGCTTCTAATCCAGCAGAAAAGTCTACGCTTTGATTTTCTTTTGTGGTTTGATAAATAATATGTTGACCAATGCGGCGAGCCATAGCTCTCGATGTGACACCAGATGTATTGATCGTTGTTTTGAAAACTCCTCTTTTACGAATATCTTGTTCGTCTTGGATATATTCTACCTTTGTTTTATAGTTATCAAAACGATCTAAGTATACCACCTCAACAGTATTAAACTGTAAGTCTCTACGAATATTGCTATAGTTAAAGATTCCGTCTTTGGTATTTGCATTATTAAACAAAGCAATTGGAGTTCTTGGTCTATCATCAAGGAAGTGAATTTCAGAACCGCCAAAGAAAACTATACCGCGAAATAAGTTCGCGATGATGTTGATTGCGTCATATACTTTTGTTTGCTCTTTAAAGAGAATATTGCAAGAGAATCGCGGCTCTAATCCACCAACACCATCGCTAACGCCTATAAAGTAGCCCTCATCATCTACTGCATCGCAGAATCTAGCAATTTTATAAAGCTCCCATTTGTTAACTTGGGATTCATCAATGTAAGCGCCTAAGCCATATCGTTTGCTGGTTAGCAAGTCATATAATATCCACGCTGGATTGTCCGTCCAACCATTCGTAAAAGAACCGTCCCAATCCCCTTCATAAATTTGTTTTGTAGTAGTGTAATCTTTTGCGCTTTTGACATACCGAATATCTAGTCTCGTTTGAGAGTCTATAATTTTATAATTCGTAGGTATTTTAACTTTTTTTAATTTGCAGTCATAACTACGCTCTGGAATAGAACCGAAAGCTCTAGCGTCTAATTTAATACCTGCAATTGCTGAAAATGGATAAGAAAGTCTTTGGTCAATTATTTCAGTTACTTTACCAAGCGAGATTTCTTTATTAATAAGAGTCGAGTTTGTTTCACAAGACAATTTTACAACTTTGATATATCTTTTAGTGGTAGATGGATCTTCGCCATCAGTAAGTGCTGGAAGATCAAATGGACGAGTTAAGTTCGCGTCATTTAAGTTGTCTCCATCAATTAATTTTACAGAGTCTTTTAATAAATTTTCTGCTTCACTATAATCCGCACCAAAATCAATTATACAAGCGCCTTCAATTAAACCAACTATAGAATAAGAATATGATTGGAAATCTTTTTTCTCTCCATTTGTTATCTTTCCAGTTTCAATTCTGATAGCGACAATCGACGGAATCTTTGAACCAGCTTCTAATTTGCCAACATCTTTAACTCCTTCTGTAGTTAAATGTATCGTATCTGACAGCGCATTAATAACGATTGAAAGTGATACTTTATCGACAAAAGGATTTTCGATAGTATGCGTTACCGATAAAGAATTATAATCTTTTTTCTCGTTTTCATTATTCCAATCAGAATAATTATTTTGAGCTGTTCCGTAAGCTCTCTGGTCTCTTGATCCTTCTTGTCCATTAATCAAAGCTGTTTGAGATATGCTTAGATTATTGCTATTTAAACCAGCAGCTCCGAGTTTGAATTGGTTATCATTAGTATTAACTACAATTCTTTGTATTGCTTGCGATTTAACAAATGGTCCAACCAATCGAGCCTCATAAGCATAATCATTAATAACTTTATCAAAACCGCCTAAACTACTCTGAAATTCTTCGCCATTTTTAAATTGGCATGACACATTAGAAAAATTATACAATTCATTAGTTCTGATAGATATTTGAGGTGTTTTTTCCGATGCTTGCAATTTAATATCGCTTTGATTTAAAGCCGTCAATAAGCTTTTAGAGAAGTAATACCAGTTGCTATATTTATCTTTTGGATTCCTTAATTCAATTAATGGTGCAGCAATAATAACTATGCTCTGAACATTTCCAGTATATTTGTTATTTTGATCAATCTCTGGCTGAGTTAATGTATATACATAATCAAACTTATCAGATAAGCCTTTGATCGAAAAATCTATATCTTTATCGCTTGAGATCTCGTCATTAAAATTTATTTTCGTGTTATTAATCAAATCAATAATAATAAAACAAGTGTTTACAAGCCCAGGAACACGTTTTTGAGAAACGTAACTTGATTGATTCATTAGATTTTTTATCTTCTCTAATGTTTTGATATTCTTTTGGGCGATTGATTTAAAAATTGGGTCACTATTATTTTTCGAAGCGTTTAAGATGGCTTGAAAAGAGTTTAAAATTGCTGATTTTTGAACAATTGGAGATGCGTGATGAATTTCAATTTTATTATCTGCTAGACCCCAATACGCTGGCAGTGGATTTTTAACGCTTATATTTAGAAAGTTATTCCAACTTTTTTCATACAATGGAATCGTTGTGGCAAATCGCTCAACACCTAGCGATTTTGTTTTTGCAAAAAAAACTCCTTCAGTTGACAGCGGTTGCTTGACAATAGTTTTAAATTTTCCATTTTCAATGTAGATGCTACTAATCGCATTAGTTAAATTAGCAATCGACAAACTGCCATAACTGTCTGCTGCATTCAAGCTTTCAGTATTTTGTATAGGTGTGTTATCTAAATAAATACCTTTAAAAATATCTTTAGTAAGTGTCTCACTATTTTGATCTACTAATCCTTCAATCGGTCCATCGGAGATTAAATCAATAATCTCTGCAACACTATAAGAAGCAACTGATTTAAATCCTCCTAGTTTTGGTGGATTTAGAATAGCTGGTTTTGGCTTCGGCGCTCCTTTACCAGCTCCTCTAATTAAAAATTTTTTATTAACGTGTTTCATTATGAGGTTCTATCATTGTTAAGAGATTGTCCATCAGAAATTAGTGCATTTTCTTTTTCGAATCCTTGTGGGTAAGATTTGATGGTTGATTGTATCACCGCAGATCCCACACGCAATCTACCATATCCAACAGGCACAGGAATACCTTGTTCGGCAGTATTCGCTTTAGACGAAAACAAGAAAGACTGTTTTGCTGAATTAACATCCGAAGAAGGTCTATCCATTTTTGGTTTTGGGGCAAGTGCCATTTGAATGCCCATCATTACAAGACCAATTCCCAAAGACGTTATAGCAGAACCAATAGCTGCTGCACCAGCGCTTCCTGCCAGTCCTACTAAGAAAGCGCTCGTACCGATAGCACCTCCAACGGAAGCGAGTCCCGCTCCGATTACACCAATAGCCACAGCTCCTGCGCCACACACTAAAGGAACAATATCAATCTGTTGATTATCGGACATAACAGACAACTCTTCAACAGTTTCCATCTTTTTACCATCAACCAGTAGAGTAAAATGAATTCCTTGATTTGATAATTCTACAATTCTATTTCTAAAGTTGCTATGAGCGCATGAAATAGCATCAAACACCTCTTTTGGGCGTTTAATTGATAGGCTAAAAGTTTTTTTAAATTCTTTTGCCAATATACCATGTAGCGTTACTTGTGTCATTTGAGAGCCTCCTTTAACCTTGCAAATGCTTTTACATCTAATTCGCATTCGCTAGGCTCATAAATATGGAATTTTTTGGTATTGAGAGAATAAATAACAAAAGGAACACAACACGCCTCTGCCATTTTAATATCAAACTCTGATGGATTTTCATCACCAACGATATGGCTATGGAAAATTGCTAGCATATCATAATCACTAGCAAACATCAAATACGATGCTGGATTAATCGCGAAAAAGTTTTTTGGATCAGCAGCGTCATTGTGTTCTACTGTGGCAATATATTCGGGGTTATCCCAACCAATGAATCCACATACTTCTTGAGAAGTCTGCGCATTGCAAGCGTTAACTATAAAATCGCGTATTTTAGCAATTGATTTGTTTTGAATTTCTTTAACCATATTTTTCTGTTCCAGGGAATCCACCAAATGGCAGTTCTATATTTTGTTTTGGGGTATTGAGAATTTGAGCCAGCGATACAGAAGCTGTTACTGATTTATTGAAATCCGATGGATTATCACCAGATAATATCAACTTTTTAGATGCGTTGTTTTGTGCTGAAATTTCTGTCGTTCCAACTCCAGTTTCCATTTCCCACCAACCCAATAAATCTTGAGTGTTTGCTTTTTTTCCTGTGAAATCGGTATAGTCTCTATATACAGATTGATTATGATCGTCAATTCTTACATTAATTCCACTAGCACCTGTCCAAAATGCAGTGGGTCCAAACTGAATTGGACTTACCAATTTCATGTTGCTAACAATTTGATTTGATGCCCCAAGTGGATCAGGAACAAAGTCATTGCCAGTTGGAAATTGCCAATCATTTAATCCAAATTTTAAACGATACTGATTATTTACGATACCGCTTTGATAATGAGAATTTTTAAATCTAAAATATTCACCTGTTGATCCAGATAAAGTAAAACGACTTGGCGCTGATATACCATCTGTCAATTCAATATAGCCAGGAGTTGTGGCACTTGGTTCTAGCCCAGTTGCATTGCCGCCTGAACATATCAAATGCAATGGTCGCAATTCATCATTTTTCCATGGCAGAGTTAAAGTTCTATTGATTTGCTGAGCGCCCGTGGTGCGTGTCGCAAAGTCTAGCAAAAGATTTTCTCCAGAAAGGTATAAATTAATACCACTATATCGACAGCCACCGCTGATATTATGAAATACTGAATAAAGCTCATTCTTATATAAATCACGACCACTTAGTCCAATCCATGTAGAAATTTGAAAAAAATCGTTTCTATGCAATGGAATAGACTCTTGATCGTAATAAACTAAATTAGGAGCATTTGTTTCAAATACAGCAATCTCACTTAATGAAGAAACCGTGGCAACTCCACTGCCAGAAATAATTATTTTATCTACTAATCTATTTGCAAAACCAGTAGTGGAACGTGTTCCATCATCAACAGTTGCAAATGTGCCAGATGCAAAAGGATCTGAGCTAGTATTAGTATTAAAATATCTAATATAAGCATTGTTGAAATTAGCACTGCTAGTATTATCGTATATGTCAATTCTGTTAATATTCTGTGGCTCAGTCCATTCAAGAGTTACTGTTGCAGTTTTTAGATTACCTGAAGCTTGCCATACACTTGTTGAGCCGCTAATTAAATCGTTCATTTTATTTACATCTGATGTGGTAGATGTAGATGATGCAGAGATGGTCGCGTATGGAGAAATATTATTATATCGTGATGTTTTATTGCGAGAGGTAAAATCAACAAAATGAGCTGTTCGCTCTTCTGTTAATTCATTAAATTCAATTGCTCCTTTACCAAAGCGTAATTTACATCCATCAAGCTTTTTATTACAACCATCACGCTTCCATAGTGAAGGATTTTTGTCGGGAATAGTAGAACTAGAGCTGGAGTGTCCTGATTGACATACATACCAAATTTTAGCAAATGTAGTTTGAGTTGAATCAATTGGATCTGCAATAGTAATCTTTTGATTTTCAATATATGCAGCATCTCCTGAAACGTAAGATGTTTGTTCTGACCATTTTTTCTGAGCTTGATTAGTAAACCAATCAACTGGATTCGCTACAATGAGCTTTTCTCCTTCTTCGGTAGCGATAGGAATACCATTATAATTGCAACCATTGCCGCGATAATGCCACGAACAATAACGAGACATAATCAAACGATTATTAACTTCGAAATTTTCCAAGTCTAGTGGAGAAGTCAACTCTAGCTCAATAAATACTTTGTTTTCTGCTGTCTTTTGACCGATAACAAAAGTATCGTTAGAGAGTTCTGCTGACGCATCTGCTTGACTCCAAGGATTCCCACCATCAAAGTTAATATCGTCTAAATACTTGACAAAAGTTCTTTTACGAATTACCTTAGCAAATTGCAGATCATCATTGTTGATCAATAGATCAGTGGCGAAATAATCCTTGTTAGAAATGCGCATCTTTGGTCGAGCCAATTGACCATTGGCATTTACTTCGAAGCCATCAGTTTCTACAGGAATAGGCAAATATTCAATACCTTGCCATACAATTCCTTTGTTA